ATGTCGTGTATTCTGAAAGTTCCTCTATGGAAATGAGGCCACTGTTGCATTATCTGTTCATTTTCCCACCACGAGTACCAAGGCAAAAGATACATGAAATCTCTTATGCCCGACCACCATCTCTCGTAGGGCTCTCTGACCGTTGTGAAAATTTCCGATTGATCGTTGTGCTTTTCGAAAGGTGGTTGTTGCAGAATCAGAGAATCGGTCTCATAATCTCTTTTCAACCATCTCTTGATGTTTCTGCCGGCCGACATATCGTGGTCCAGATATCTCATCCTTTTCAGTTCACCCCAACCCTCGGGTAGTTTTTCTGGCAGAGCCCAGAGTATGGGTGTCTTGTCTCTCAGTTTGGAATCGGCACTGAGTATGATTTTTATTCCTTCTTCTAAAAATGTTGGCATAAGAATATTTAATCACTAAAAAAGGGCGAACCTAAAAAATAGATCCGCCCTTTTGGTAATCCAGTCTGTTGACTAGTGGTTATGCTTACGCATCACCCCTTTGGTCAAACATTCCGTAGATAGCATCATCACCTGATGAGCCTACGCCCTCTGGTAATAATGTTCTGATTTTAACGTGAACGTTACCTGCTGAGTCACCGATGCTTAGACTTGCTAAGATGTCAGTCTCAAGGTCCGCTTCAGCGTCAGCGATCACAGTTGTGTCAACATCCATGTTGATGTCGCCTGCTGAGTCCGCCGCATTGAACTGACCTGGTGTGCCTTCAACAACGAATTGATAAGAGTCGATCGAGTCATCTGCATTGATGGCCGCCGCCTCTGCCGCGTCGTTGTCAGTAGCCTTAGCGGCAGTTCTGTATGAAGCCGCTAACAATGTACCGTTCTTGTTTACTACTTTTGCTGTCTTGTCGAATGCTGAATTCAACGATTCTAAAGAAGTCGCTGAAGCCGTGATAGCATCATCGAAGATAACTTCAACGAAAGTCAAACCCTTGCCGTTGAAAGCCTGTCTTCTGACAAGATCAGTTGATCTGTTTTGTGTAATTGGCATTGTAAATCTCCTTAAAATTTAAAATTACATTTCTAAGTCGTTTACAACTGCTGTCGTTCCACCATCGTTCAAGTTGATTGAGTCAACTGTTCCTAACGCCTTGATAGCCGCTAAAAGAGTTGATGCAGATCCACCTTCTGTCTGAGTAGTCAATGTAAATGAACCACCTGCTGATGCTGGTGCTCCCACGAACATATCTGTACCTTCAACGATGTATGTTTTTGATGCATTTGTATCGAACAAAGGACCAGCACCTACGATGTTACCGTATTGTCTGATCGTGTTTTCGATTGCGTTTAACGTCTCACCTTTTGCCAAGTGGTTCGCTAATTCTTCGCCAGCGTCAACTGTTAAGAACTCAAGGTCTTTGCCTAGTAATTCACCATTTGCCGCAACGAAAGTTGTGTTGTTTTCTGAAATTGCCATTTTTAATCCTCCTTTTTTCTCTGATTTAAATGACTGTGACGCCGCTCAGGCATCACGTTAAATTTATTTATGGTAATTAATGGTAAATTCTGCTGTATTATATTGATTTTACCCAAACTTCATCACTTTTAGTGCGTGTTTGCTGTTTATAGCCTAGACTTTTCAACATACTGTCAACACGCCTACACACTCTGGGTCTTTTCAATCTTTTCATTTCGATATTGATGACAGGAGCGTTTCTCTGTATAGTTTCCATGGCTCCCTCGATCACATTGTCCTCGAATCCGTCAACATCGACTTTGATGAAATCGATCTGATCCAGTCCAAAACTGTCCAATGTGAGACACAATATTTCTCCTGGCTTGTTTTTTAGCACCTGGTCTGTTTTATTTTCAAAACAGGCGCTGTGTTCCTTGTTGCTTAGGCCAACTTGGTGTAGTTCTAACCTGTCGCTCGTTTCTATGTTTCTTTTGAAGCATTCCACAAACAGAGGATTAGGCTCAAAACTGTAGACCTTGGCAAAATCTTTCAAAAGAAATCTAGTCCACATACCCACATTGGCTCCTATGTCGATACAACTTCTCCAATTTTTTACATAACCATAGGCAATTTTTCTGAGATCACCTTGACCATCACCACAATCTTTGATAAATTTTGGTTCATTGAATCCGGAATAAGCGACCCAGAAATCTCTTTCTGTTGTGTCCATTATGAATTATCTAGTTTGAGTTCTGTTTGTGAAACCAAAGACAAAGAAACAGATTTGTTGTTCTCTCCAACAGAATCTCCCAATGCTCTAATTGATTGTTGCAGTGAGGCCGCGGTCCAGCCGGATCTCTCCATGGTGACATCTATTCTGCCAGTTGCGGCATTGTCTATCCTTTGATACAGTATGGTGCCTCTTTGTAGTATGGTTCTAATTATATTATGCACTGTCTCGTTGTAGTCCAGTTCCGTTCTAAGGTCTAAGACACTGGAGTCTGACTGCACAACAGTGATGTGGAAAAATTGTACATCTGCTCCGGCGAAGTTGTCTGTGCTACCAATGGCATCTGTGACTTTGAAATTTTTTGGTTCTATGGGCATAACGATATTTATTTTTTAGAATTTTTTGCTCTTTCGGCTATACTTTTCAGGAGTCGAACAAATGTAAATCCACCTTTTGCTATGTCGTCGACCATCTGCATGATAGGCGCATAAGAACTGGCAAGGTGTCCTGCGATTCCTTTGCCTTGTTTGGCCATGTCATATGCCATCTTGGCTCGTCTTATGTTGCTGGGTCCAACCAGTATCCTATATGCCGTCAGTTCTTCTGGCGTCATTGGAACATCTTTGGTGTTACGTTCTGCGTCTATGACATTGTCTAGTTCCAGTTTTTGTTTGTTACTGAATTCTTCTGCTTTCTTGGCAAGGTCTGTGCCTGGTAACTTTGCCCTTAGGGCCTGTAGTAATCTTGTGACTGTGACTTTTTTCCTGTTAGCATCTAGATTTCGATAGTCACTGATTGCTCTCCTTAGGTTCCTGTAATCTGCGTTCTTTATCGCCAAAGCGTTTTCTAAATTGGTAAGGAATTGATAGTCATCTGCGAACTTTCTGAGGTATCTTTTCACCGCCAGTGTAGGCAATGACGACCTCTGCCTCAGAGCGTTGGCCTGGTTTTTATTAGCGAGTTTGTTGATAATGTTCTTGTCGCCATCGACCACCGCCAACATATTGTGAAGATCGTTGGCCGTTGTCCTTACCCGATCAAATGTGCCATAGGTGAGAGTTTCATTACCATATTTCTTGACCCACCCTGCCGTTTGTTCAAAATTCTTAAGAAGGCTCAATGTAAGAAAACTTAGGTAAATTCTTTCCTGAATTTCCTGGAATGTGAATCTCTGCAGGTCAGCATTTCTCCTTACCACTCTGGCTTCAGATACATACTGTAAAAAGGGTGTTTTCATATTCGTATTTATAGTATGACAAAACGTAATTTAATATTGACCGATCTGATGAAAACGGGCAATCATTTGGCTATCGAAAAGTTCTTTAGTCATAACTCTTTGCCAGAGAAATTTGACTATGTTTCAGATTTCTATACATTGGATGGAATGGATCTCACAAACTATGATCGCAAATTTGCCATTATAGATCATAGAATGGATAATCACGCACTCTGGCACAGCAATACATATTGGCAAGATCTACAATCCAGATTAACATATCTCAAAGAAAAGAACTTTGTTTTCATATTAGCATATCCATGGGAGACACATTCTAATATGTCTTGGTACAAGCAATATGACAGATATCTAGAAGATGTCAAAACTATAAAATGGTCAGGTATGGACAATTGGTTCTGGGTCATGATGTACGATCGATACATTGGACACACTTTCAAGTTTGATCATAAAATTAAAAAATTTGATTTTTTTTACCTGAACAAGGTAGAAAGAGAACATAGGAAAAAACTCTTTGATCTTTTTGTGGAAAAGAATTTGCTAGACAACAGTCTGTTTAGTTTTATCAACAGAGATATAAGACTCAAACCCGAATATGAATTGCCATGGGTGGATGCTAAAAATTATCCACTATATGGTCATGACAGAGATATTTTTGAACCACCGTACAATCATACAGCAATCAATATTGTAAGCGAATCCACAGTTGAGGGTAAAGTTTTCATTACTGAAAAAATCTGGAAACCGATACTGGCACAACAAATATTTGTGGTTCATGCATGGCCTGGTTATCTCGAGCATCTTAAAACTTTGGGTTTCAAAACTTACGGAAATTATTTTGATGAATCCTATGATGAATGTAAAGACCAAAAAGAACGTGTGAGAAAGATAGTAAAACTTTGCCAGCATCTAAAAACAATTGACTACAACACGCTGTATCAAAACACCCAAGAGGTGAGAGAACACAATGCCAAACATTTCTTTAGTACGGAACATCTGTCACGTAGCGTCAATAAAACAATATTAAACTTTTTGGAATTTTTTGATAGCAGTGAGATTTTTTCTGCTGAATCCTAAACGGTCTACTAATTTAACGGCACCACCATCTGTACCAACAGCAACGAAACCTTCTGGATCTGTAACTTCTAATCCGTTGTCAGTCTGAGCAAATGTTCCCACCTGCATGGCCTGATTCATTTTTTTAAGTGCCTTTTGTTTCATTGCCTGTGTCTGTTTGTAGAAAGCCAACATGGCCTGTAATGGTTTACGTATTGTGGCCATGAATTTTGGCATATCTTTCATTTTTTGTTGTCTCAATGCGATTGCCTTTGGTGCCTTTAGTCCCGCGGCCTGTTGCTTCATCCTCTGCAGGTAAAATTGCTGGAAGCCTCTTAAGAATTCATTTGCGTTAGTTGGAAGTCGTCCTTGTTTGACTTCAGAGTTGATGAACATCTGAAACATTGGAATAAAATCTTTGTTTGACACCAGCATTGCCGATAGGTTCTGTGGAACTCTAGCCAATAACTTTTCCAGAACTCCTATGCCATTTAGAAAGTCTTGTGATTCATCCGCAGTGAAAGTTGCTGATCCAGAAACATTTTTGTAAGAAGCATTATCAAACCAAACATCGGGAGACTTGTTGAAACTGTTTACATCAACACCTGCCTTGGCGTCCATTTCAGAAAGTGTCTCACCGGTATAGGTCGTGTGGAATATTATTCCGACCTTAGCGTTTTTTATCTGTTCACCTATTTCTGATGATTCAGGCACGGCGTAAACTATTTCGTTTGGTTTAAAGGTCACAAATTGTTTGCCATTTATCTTTTGGCCGACTAGGTCATTGTCCGTGAACATCATATCGCCCTGAACAACGCCCTGGATATTTAATTTGGGTAGGTGGACAAGACATTTCAGTAATTTTTGTCCTAGGTCTTCGGTTCCGTGATTTTTGGCAATGTCTTGTTTGGTGTAATTTATTTTTGGATTTTGGGCAAAAACACTTTTGGTACCAACAAAAAATTTTCCGTTGTCTGGATTGGTTCCACAAACAACGGCGGGGGCACCGTCCCATTTTACCGATACCTGTACAGCATTGGCACCATCACCTTTCAACATAGAATAAAGGTCTTTGAAATAGCCAACAACTGCCTGTCCTCCTTGGTAACCATTTGTCAGTATGATGTCCTCGACGTGTTCTAGATGTGTTCTTTTAAATTCTTTGAGTATTTCCTCGACAAGCATTAATCTTCCTCGTCTCGGAGTTCGCCTTCCTTGATAGATAGAGATTTTTTGACTTCCTTTAGTTCTTTTATCTTGCTCACTCCTTTGGTAAATTTGTTGCCATCTAGATTTTTGATTGCTGAATTAAATTTTTTTTCGAGAATATATGCGGTCTCTGGATCAAAATTTTCTCTTATGTAATGCACAAGATTAATGGCCGAGTCTATAATGTGTGATGCTCGACTCTCAACAAAATTTTCGGGTTCTTTGTTGAATCTTACACTGGCTAGTTCTTCTAAAATACTTTTGGTTTCTTTGTGCATAATTCTATTTAAGTAATAATAACATAAAATTTATTTTTGTCTAGATATTTACTTTGATCGGGTACCAAGAATATCAAGTAAGATTACTGAAAAAACCGCAATTAAAAGCGATTATACCTTCTTGTACACAAAATATTTACGTTGATTGGTATCGTCTCTGATGTCCAAAACTTTGAAGTTTAAATTTTCAGCAAGTTCTATTATGAACGGCACGTTCCAGGCAAAAAAATCCACCCATTCGGATTCTTTCTTGTCGTGAGGTAATCCAGGATTGACTCTGAAAAACATAAAGCCATCGTCCTCGAGTATGTTGGCACACTTGGCCACCTCGCTAACGATCTTGTCTCGTGATCCAAAATTCACGGATCCCAGACACAGTATCACATCATATTTTTGTTGTGGTTTGAAATCCATTATGCTTGTCTTGAAGTCTGCTTTGTCGTTGTAAGGGTCAATTCCTGTTAGATTGTCTATCTTGCCTTTGAATTCGTTGTATCCGCAACCCACGTCCAAGACCGCTCTCGGTTTGAGGTTGTTGACTTCATCTATCAATTGTAGGCCAGAATATTTCCATTTTTTCATGTCGGCCTGCCAGTACGTAGAAAAATATTTGTCCAGCACCGCATTGTCGATGGCGTTCACATATTGTTCTATGGTGTCATATCTTTTCACTGACACACCAAATGTCTCCTGAATCCACGGATCGGTTATCAGTCTGAGATCGTTCTGGCTGTGCCCAAGCAGTCTGGCAAATATTTTTTTGTTCATACAACTATATTATATTATTGTCGACTTTAGGTCTATATCTTTTTCTTGATTGGCTTTGATAATATATCTCTGGTCTTGTCCGTCATCACACCTGTGATTACCAACATTGGCCTAGGTCGGTTGCTGGCGTTTGCCGTTGCGTGTGGAATGTTGGGCCAATCGAATTTGTGTATGTCGCCTGCCCTCCATCTGTCAAACTGCTCGTTGCCATACATTATGAACTGCCCTGGCTCCCAGTCTTGAAGCATCACCATTATGCGAACAACATTGGTTGGGTCAGCATCCAAATCATACAACTTGTCTATGTGCATATTCAACACCTCGCCTGTGAACTGTATGTGTAGTTTAGATTTGGTAGGTTCCATTGCAAAGAAGTCAGTCATTCTTTGCAGGGTTGGACATTTTGCGAAGTCCTTGAGTCCTCTGTAGATTGTCATCTTGGGATCAGCACCCGCTGTCTTTAGATCATTCTCTTCTGCTTCTACATCCACATTTACATTTTCTCTGCCTGTGCCTTCTCTACGGTTTGACCAGTTAAGTGGCTTGGCATCTTCTATCACTGCCTGTAGTTCTGTCTGCCACCCGCCTGTGAACTTGCCCAAGTGTTGGACACAGTCAGTGTCCTTATGCCACTTGTTGAAATGATAGTTGCTCCGTGCTTTAGACTCTTCCCAATTACTTGTAGACATATACCTTGATATCTTTGCTCGCGTAGTTGTGTGTATGTATGCTGTCTCTGGGACCAGGTTCTTTTATTCCCAATACCCGGCAAAGGTCGAAGTTGTCCAAGGGACAGGTTATCCGGTCTAAGTTTTGCTGTATGAACCGTGTGATGTCTGTGTTTTCATTCTGTATGTGCGTCCACATCGTGTCCAGGTTCTCGAAGTATTGGTAGTTGGGATATGTGATGCTAAATTCTCCACACAGTTTCCACCAGTCATAACATTCTAAGTTACTCCTGCGAACCAGCACTATGGGGTATCCCAGGGTCTTCAGTTCGTCCAGTTGGTGTGCGAACGTGTGTGACTTGATGATCCTCTGGCCCGTGCCCGAGAAAGGTTTGTCCCAGTTGTCTCGGCCATTGTCGAACTCCATTCCCGGATCGAAATAGGCTCCTGTATGCATAAGATGTTTGCGTCCAGGGGTATCGGCATCGTGGTAGTAGGTCCTTGCCTCGGAGTAGTCTGTGTGATCTATATCATCACTCCAATAGATGTTCTTGACAACACTACTCCACTTTGATCCCGGTGCCCCTGTAAACAAAATATACATCTACTTGGTCAACTCTTCCTT